TATAAGAACGGCGCTGTTGTGGTCCACCTTGACATTGACCACAGGGATATTCTTGAGTTCGTGCAGTCTGATCGGGCTTCCCTTGCCTGGATTAAAAGATGCGTCGACCTTACAGAAGAAGGTTGGTTCAATGCAGGAACTGAAGTTAGAAGCGCCATTCTCCACGGAATCAAGTCCGGTGACATCTGGCTCAACAAAATAAAATATGATAAGAATGGAGAAAGAATCTATGGTAACGTCTGTCTTGAAGTTTACCTGCCCTCACGAGGAACGTGCTTGTTACAGCATGTCAATCTCGGTGCCTGTGAACTTGGAACCATCACAAAGGGTTTCGTTGAAGGTATGTCCGAATTGTGCGAGCTCCATAGTAGGACAGGTGTTGGAACAACTGGAGAATATTTGTCAAGTGATACCGACAGGCAAGTCGGCTTAGGTTTCTTAGGATTAGCTAACTTACTTAAAAGAGAAGCTGTTACATATGAACAGTTTGGCAGAGCCTTAGGAGTAGTAAATAACCATGGTTCTATAGTTACTAAAGCTGAATTCTTAGCTCAAGAATTAAAATCTGCTATACAACAAGCAGCTATAATTGCTAGAAATAGTAATATGGTTAGAGCTTTTGCTATAGCTCCTACAGCTAGTTGTTCATATAGAAGTAAAGACTTAGATGGATATACATGTACTCCTGAAATTGCACCACCTATTGCACGTACTGTAGATAGAGATAGTGGTACCTTTGGTGTACAGACATATAATTATGGTGATGTAGAAATTGCCAGTGAAGTAGGTTGGAATGCTTATAAGAAAGTAGCTGACGAAATAATGATAATGTTAAATGATACGGGACTTCTTCATGGCTACAGCTTCAACTCTTGGAGTGACGTTGTAGAATACGACAATGCGTTCGTGCAAGAGTGGTTAGATTCACCTCAGACTTCCCTTTACTATAGCCTACAAGTGATGGGAGACGTACAAGATAAGACCGATGCGTATGCAGCATTAGAATCTGGTGAAGTCGAAGATTACTTGCAGGACATTTTAAAAGATGACCCTGTACAATGTGATTGCCAAGAATGATGAGAAAAACACCGTACCAAAAATTAAAAGAAAGGAGACGTACATGGACTCCTGTACAAACCACCGCTGGAAATGTTAAATATGGATCACAAGAAACCATCCACCGTGCTCTCGCAATACGTCATATGGAGTTACCAGTTGGTACCTTCATCAAGGAAGGCCTTGAAAAAGATGTTCCCAACCATGCTAGAGAGTTATTAGAACTAAATGTAAAAGACGAGGAAAAACATGACCTGGCTCTTGGGTATATTGCTAATTCAATTGGGACTGAACCTAAGGCAGAAGCCGAGGCACTCAGACTCAGACAAGCATGGGAGGAACATCCCGACCACACTATAACTAAAGCATTGGTAGCTGAACGTGCAATATTTTTCGTACTTCTTCCCTTCTTTCGTTTTAACGGCGATGCTGGTCTTAGGACTGTCAGCGCCG